GCGCTACTACTGATCGTACAGCACCACTAAATGCGCCAAAATACGTCTCTTCAGTATTACGGTTATTTACATAGGCAGTTTTGGCTAAACGTTCGTATTCGCCATTATTACCGGTTTGTTTTCCGGTTAAAGTAGCAATACCCAATGGAACTTCGCCTAAATCCATATGTTTCGATTCCATATATTCACCAGTTTGGTAGGTTTCGGGTAATTGAGAAGCCGCGTTTCCTACATACGAAACCGATGTGTCAGGACGATTCACATGTCTATCTACTGGAATCGCATGCAAAGCTTGTTTCTTTTCTACACCAGTAGTCGTAAAATAACGCTCCGGCCCCATTTCCCATGTACGTTCCACGCGGTTTTTCTCCATTTTCCCAATTGTGCCTAAAGTCTGTACAGTACTAGCCGCTGGTCCTTCGTGACCCAAAAGCGATTGACCACCAGCACGTGGATTATTGACAGTACGAAGTTCATCTACTGTTTTCGGCATCCATTGGTCTCGAATCGCCATACCGGAATTGAATCCACCACTGCCTTCGGTAGTTGCACCTAGCCCAAGCCCGGGTCCAACTTGGACACTTTCAAATGGTTTTGTGTTCGCCATACGCATACTCGGATTTACGCGTGATTGATAAAAATCGTTTTCATTAGGCATACCATGAGGATGGTGGTAATTTTCACCGGGAGAAAACATGGGGGATTGTTCGCTTTTTGTAATGTACTGTGTTCCTGCACCAGTATAATTATCAATGACTCCTTCAGTAGAATGAGCATCTAACACATTGGATCGATTTTTCGCCCCAAAAAAAGGGGTCATATTATTATGTTGAAAATATTCGGCACTTACTTTGTCTCCAGTCATGGATGTAAAAGATTCCTTTATGGTACTTTGTGGAGGTTCGGGTTTGAAATATTTATCAGTATAGACACCATTGTTGTCAAATGTATTAGTAGTGGATAATTTCGAAGTTTTATCTAGTGTTTCATTTTCGATTGGATATTCAGATGGATAATTTTTATTAGGGATATCAGTATTAGGTAAAGTAGAGGTAAAACCTTCTGGTCTATTAGTAATTATACTTTGATTTGAGTGTGATTTATCTGTACTAGAAGATTGCTTGGATGAATAATACAATCCTCCTAAAGCAATAATAGGTATAGCCAATTCCATGATAATGTTATATATATAATTATATTGTATATATATAAAGATTTATTTTGAAAAATCGGATATTCCGTTGCGGCGTAGTATTCTACTATGTACATTATTCAAAAATGGCTTTTCTAAATTGGCTTGAGGATCCAACATAGGGTTTTCCCATCTTTCCGCATTGCAATCACGATACATCCATGCAGGATGTGTTGCACGTGATTCTTCTACAAATGGTTGTGCCGTAGGATAATGGTGTTGTAGAGCTTGTGTTGGGGCTTGATGTGTATTATAAAGATTTGTTTGGATTTCATCGCGGTTCAATTTTCGCGTCATACCTCGTAGATCACTTTCTAAATTAATGGAATTGGTGTGAATATTTGCACCCCAGCGTTGTAATCGCAATTGCGGATCTTCCATAAAAGGCAAATCCAATCCAGGTCCAGGTCGATTTAATTGATACCGTCCTGTAAAGGTCGCAATGTCTAATTGTTTTTCAATACGACTTTGGTCATCGTAAAATCGAGTAAATGACATGTATGTATATAAATTGTAAGAAAAAAATACAAATAGTACTATATATACATTCGAATATAATGATTTGATATAAAATACAAAATAAAAAATCAATTATTTCCGTAAAAAAAGTATGCATCGAAAAAACAACATAAATGCTTATTATACGAATTCTTTTATAAAATATAGTGAAAAAATAGTTAAGTCGATTATATAAACACATCGATGGAGACAAAACCAGTTAAATTATGTCTGAATATGATCGTAAAAAATGAATCGAAAGTAATCTTACGATTATTAGAATCGGTTTATACTGTTCTGGATGCATATTGTATATGCGATACAGGTTCTACCGATGATACTATTGAAAAAATTGAAAATTTTTTTCAGTCGAAACAAATTCCAGGAAAGGTTATACGCGAACCTTTTCGAAATTTCGAATATAATCGTTCATTTGCCCTAAATGCTTGTAGTGATATGGATGTTGATTTCATTTTATTGATGGATGCAGATATGATTTTGTGGAAGAACCCTAAGATTACACCCGAAAAATTCAAACAATTATTGACAACTCATGATTCATATTTTATGTTTCAAGGTAGTGAAAATATGTATTATAAAAACACACGAATTGTACGTAATAAATGTAATGTATGTTACAAAGGTGTTACACATGAGTATGTACAATTACCTGAAGGTTTCACTCAAGGTATATTAGTAAAAGAAATCGTTTTTATACAGGATATTGGCGATGGTGGAGCAAAGGCGGATAAATTTACTCGTGATGTGCGTTTATTAAAAGAAGGATTAAAAGAAGAACCCAATAACGAGAGGTATTTTTTTTATTTAGCAAATAGTTTGAAGGATTTATCTCATACACAGAATCAACAAATAGAAAATCAAATGAAAATATTGGAGAACAGTACAAAGGAATTAAGTCATTTATTTCAAGAGAATACTTCTACATTAGAAGTATTGAAAGACATTGATTTAGTATATGAAACTTTGGAAAAATCAAAGGTCACTACAAGAGAAAAGTTACTACAGGAAGCAATTGAGTATTATGAAAAACGTATTAAGGCTGGTGGATTTTGGGAAGAAATTTGGTATAGTCATTACAATATAGGTCATGCGTATTTTCACTTAGGAGAAGTTGAAAAGGCATTGTATTATTTCTATAAATCTTTTATACAATACCCACAGCGTGTAGAAAATATCTATGAAATCGTCAAATACTATAGAACTACTGGGCAAAATGATTTAGCTACTCATTACTATTTAATGGGTAAAAAGTCATTGGAAGATTATCATAGCCGTGATTACTTGTTTATTCAGAGAGATATTTATGATTATAAACTTGACTACGAAATGAGTATTGTCGGTTATTACATAAATCCTACTAATATTGATTTACGAATGTTGTCCATGAATATTTTAAACCAAATGCGTCAAATTGAAGGTAACATCTCTCAAAACGTGTTATCCAATTATAAATTCTATACAGATGCACTAATTGATCGAGATACCAACGCCTGGAATAAAAAATCATTAGGATCATTAATATGTAATCTGGGATCAAAATTTCCAGATACAATAGAAAGTGGTTTTTTTACTAGTACGCCTACGTATGTACAAGTCGGACCAGAAGAAATCCATGCACTGGTTCGTTATGTTAATTATTATATTGACGAAAAAGGAGGTTATGTACAAAATAATGCAATTGAAACCCGTAATGCGGTTGGAAAGTTTGTATATGACTACAATAAGGAAGATTGGATAATTACAAAAGATTGTCTATTAGAATACGATACAAAATATGATGGGTTATATGTAGGATTAGAAGATGTCCGTTTTCATTACCACCCACATAATGATACAATTTACTATACTGCAAACCGTGGGTTGGGTCATTCTAATATGGTAGTAGAACATGGTATTTATAATCGTACATTACATAGAACCGAAAATTCTAAATTATTGAGAATTGAGGGACAAGGTAATATCGAAAAAAATTGGACAATGTTTTCGTATAGCGAGGATTTATCGAGTATTTATATGGTATATAAATGGCACCCTTTGACAATTGGTAAAGTAGAAGATAACCGCTTAGTTGTGACAAAAAAAAAAGAAACACCTCATATTTTCCAATATTTAAGAGGATCAATTGGAGGATTAGTAGTAGATGACGAGATGTGGTTTTTATGTCATTGTGTTTCGTATGAAGAACGCAGATATTATTATCATATTATGGTTATGCTCAACAAAAAAACACTCGAGGTTATTCGTATTTCTAAATTATTTACTTTCGAAAAAGAAAAGATTGAGTATTGTTCCGGTATGGACCGTATTGATGATGATATACGCTTTTCTTACAGTACCATGGATAATACGACAAAAGTTATGAGTGTTCCTATGTCATACTTTTAAAGTTTTTATTTATTGTACATGGGTTTGTACTTGTATAATTCATATATTGTTGGATAACTTACCACATGGACTGCATTTCCGCTTTCCAAACGCTCTTTTATTGTGTAATACTGAGAGTGTTCAGAATTCAACCGCATGTACATTAAAATGCGCTTATGTGTAGGATCATTTTTCCACGATAACTCTTTGTAACTTAATATTTCCCCAATATTCGTCTTATGAATATTGACTCGTACAGTATTTTCCTGTACAGATATCTCTAATTTAGGTATGCATATTGAATAGGTGATGGTATCGAGTGTATTTAGTAGTTTCATATATAAATAATAAACCTTATGTATGAAACGCTTTTTTGAATTTTTAAATATTTTTCAATTTTCGTCCATTTATTTTATCGCATCATTGCTCTTAAAATCAAAGTGAATACAAGAGCGTGGATTAAAAGACCTTTTGTGGTAGGACAACCATTTGTGTTAATAATACGAACGAATTTTCCCAATACCTTTTGTACTAATTTATAAGCATATGGGTTTGCAATAAGTAGAAATAGTACAGTGGTGTAAAGTGTATAACGCCATTTTGCCGATGCGTTGTAATCACTTTGGACTTGACGTGGTTCTTCGTGTTGTTCCTCTTTTTTTTCGTTTTTTTGGTCTTTTTGGTCTAAAGTTACACTAGATGTAAGTGAGCTCATGTTTATATTGTACATGTAGATTTTTATATTGAATTATCCGAAAACGTTTTCTTCGCTATATTGAATGTAAAGAAACCCATCTTTGTCTTTGTACTGATAATAAACCTCTCCTAGAGTAACTGCAGTAGGTGGAATAACGGGACCAATGAATAAAAAAATTGCCTTTTCGGAAGGAAGTTTCATACGACGTCTAATAACAAAAACGAATTGTCCAATTGTTAGATCACCTGGTATTAAATATTTCTTTTTATCTAAAGTATCCATTTTACTTTTTTTTGTTTTTTCGCAAATCACTGGAACTCGATCTGGGTATTTTTCCAATACCCGATCTG